ATCGGACTGAAAATGTTTGCCGGTGGAATGAAGTCGATGGGGAATATCGATCATCTACAATATTTCACAAGCAACCCTTTTTGGATGTTCTTAGGGGGGATAATAATGACTCTTCTTTGGCAATCAAGTTCTCTCAGCACCACTGCAATTGTGGCATTAGTGGCCTCTGGTCTTCCTCTTCCATCAGCAATCGCTTGTATCTTGGGAGCTAACGTAGGCACTACTGGGACTATTTGGTTGGCTGGTCTCT